TATGCAAAAATAAAAGAATATTTTCCGCTGATAGATTTAGAAATTGAAAGGTCTAAACTATGAATGATTTTGATTTTAACTTTGATTTTGAAATTCCTGAATTTGACTTTACAGGCTTCGATCCAATTGATAACGAACCGATAAATAGCAAGTTCAAAAAATCTAATCTTGAAAAAGATATTGATGATAAATTAAAATTATTCGTAGATGCCGACCATATAAGACAAAACACAATCGATAAACAAGCAGACGGAACCTATTATTTCTCGGTTATATTTCAGACTACCGACCAACGAAATAAATTTCTGCGAGAAATGAAAATTTTAAACTTGCTTCGAGACAACTATTTTATATCCGGAATGCAGTTAGCAAAGAAAATGAGTATTGATTTAGATAGAGTTGAATTATCTAAAAAGAAATTCAAAAAAACTAATTTTGACAATATAATATAAAGGTGACGTAATGGCAAAACAATCTGCATCTAAAAATGCTGCTTACTCTAAATATCAAAACGGAATGGGGCAAATGGGAATGCACGTAGGTAAAGTAAGTAAAAAAACTAAAACTTATTCTGCACCTAAAACCCGCCAGTATGATGACGATATACCATTTTAATTTTTTAATCAATGGCAGCAATAAAAAAATATACAGTTCCGCAAATTGCGGATGCACTGAAAAAGACGGCGGGTTTCATTTCACTCGCCGCCGAACAACTCGGTTGCAATCCTGGCACAATTTACGATTATTTCAAAAAATATCCTGAATTGGAAGTAATCCGTAATGACTTGAAACTCAAACGCGACGATATTTGTAAAAGTATGATTATGAAAGGTATTAGAGAAGGTAACACTGCGTTGATAATCTTCTACGCAAAAACACAAATGGGGTGGACTGAAAACAGCAAAATAGGAGTTGATACCACTTTAACAATCAAACACGAATTTGCTAATTGTAACGAAAAAAACATTTCACTGAAATATTGATATGGAAGTAACTTTTAAACATACACGGATATTTTATGAAACTGCTAACTCGCGCGGAATACGTTTTGTAGTTAATGAAGGTGGCACACGTTCCAGTAAAACATGGTCTTTACTTACTCTGTTTTTACTTAAATGTTTGTCTAATCCTAATGCCGGAAAAACTACGCAAATCTTCCGCAAAACTTTGACTGCATGCCATCGAACCGTCTATAAAGATTTTTGCGAGTTGGTAGATTTTTATAATTTGTGGGACTATGTGAAACAAAATAAGAGTAATTCTACATTCGAAATAAACGGCAATTTGATTGAATTTTGCGGTGCAGACCAAGCACAAAAATTAAGGGGTGCGAAACGATGTGACGCCTGGATAAATGAAACGAATGAATTTTCAGACGAGGAATTTAAACAAATTAAGATGCGTACCGAAAATCAAATTTTTATGGATTATAATCCGAGCTTTACCGATTCATGGATTTATGATATGATGGAAGTTGAAAGTAAAACTCCGTCTGAAATTATGCTTGCAGAATGCAAAAAAAATAACGGGGTCTTCACTTCCGAACGCGTTAAACTTATTCAATCTACATACAAAGACAACCCGTATTTATCACCTGAAATAATAAAAGATATTGAAAATTTATCTGCCTATGACGATAACGATTATAACGTTTATGCTTTAGGTATTAGAAGTAATCCAAGCGGGTTTATATTCAAACGCGTTTATTATGAAACCTACGAAATTCTGCCTGCTGATTGTATAGGGGTTTTGTATTGCGATCCAAATAATGCCCGCAAAGGTAAGGGCGATACAACGGCAATAGTGAAAATGCTTTACTCCCGAGAAACCGGAAAATTCTATATTGATGACGTAATTTGTAGAAACTTTACATCTCCAAATATTCTGTTAGACAATTTACTGCGTATGTACTCTACCGGCAATGGTCGTATTAGGTTTATCGGTTTTGATGGTAACTTTACACAAGAAAGTACATGGACGGCTCACGTAGAAAATTATGCGAAAATTAACAGAATGCAGTTTCCGGTTATAGACTATAAACGATATAGAGTCGACGAAACACTAAAATCGACACAATATTTATGGAATGATAGACAAATACTATTTAACAAAAATATTGAACTTACGGAAGACGGTTCACGTTTTCTCGGTCAAGTCTATACCTTTGAAGGTAAAAAGAAAACAATGGTTGGTAATCATGATGACGCGCCGGATGCTATGATATGCAGTGTAAATTATCTGCAAGATTTAGGTTTGATTAATCAGAATAATAATGTAATTAATAATATATTCAAAAACATAATTGGAAGTAATTAATGTATATCTCAAAATACACTAAGGGAAAATTCCCTACACAAAGTGAATTAAAGACTATGCGGATTAAATCGGCATATACCGAAGACTTAGACAATAGACGCTCCCGCGACTTTTTCTCAATACTCAAAAAACTAACAAAGGTCGCACGGGTTTCCGGTATCCTTAACACACGAAAAACTGCAGTTACTGCCTACAATTGGCGTCTGAAATCGGATACTGATATTGACGTAACCGAACATACCTCAAGATTAAGCAAATACATTGATATGATTATTCCATATCATATTGATTTACTTTTTGGTAATATCTTATTCGAAATCGAAAAAAAAGAAACTGTAATTAATGATTATGCTAATCTTGAACTCAAACACTACGAAGTAACCGATTATGAAAAAATAGACGAAAATAATTTTTATACTTATGACGATGATGATAACAAATATACACACAATCTAACAGACGAAAAAACACAATGGCTATATATGACGGATGGCGATTTAGAACTCGGTGGTTCAATCGATTCTATTGCTGACCAAATTATAGCAATGAATGAAATCATTCAGAAATGGAATAAACTGAATAATCGTTTGCAAGGGGTAATCATTGGTAATATTGATGCTGACGAACTTTATCGTAATGGTGCGAAAATGGGTCTGAATGCAGAAGGTTTCAAAAAGGTTTCTGACGATTTACAACTTGCACTTGAACGCGTCGGCGATGACCCGCAAAACGTATTAAAAACTTTAACCGGAATAGATATAAAATTAGCGTCTATAGTTGAAAGTTCCACTGCAAACAGTTACGCTCTATACAAAGAAACACTTGAAAATGATATCCAAATAGCAATATTAGGGCAAGCAAATACAACACAATTACCAAAAAATTCGGGTTCTCGCGCCGCTCTGCAGGTATTAAATTCTATTCGTCAAGATATTCTATTTAACGATATAAACAATATTACGGAATTGATTAATCAGTTTCTACGTACTGAATATTATTTAAGCACCGGCAACGATAACGTCCCGTATAAGTTTGAATTTGATATTGATGACTTTGAAGACTATACAGAAAATGCAAATGTAATTACTTACTTAGCAAATAGCGGTCTGAAAATACCAATAAAGAAATCTGAATTATATCAAAAAATCGGTTATGCAGTGCCGGAAGACAAAGACGAAATTTTAATGATAAACGAAATGAACGGTGGTGCGATATGATAACACAAAAAGAATTATTGATTGATAAAATCAAAATGAATAAAGACAATCCGAGAAAATTCACCTCAGTAGATATTGATGCAATAACAAAATCTATTATTCTTTTTCCTAAGATGCTAAACGAAATACGTCCAATTGCAGTTAAAGACAATATCGTATTAGGTGGCAATCTAAGATTAAAAGGTCTGCAACAAATACTGAATGCTGATTTTTCTTTTATTCAATCAATCATTGATAAAAGCGAAAAAAGTCTAACCGAGAAATCAGACTTAACTACATTTTGGAATTTATTCAAACAAAACAAAAAATTCAATTTCATAATAGCAGACAATCTAAATGATAACGAAGTAAAAGAATTTATCATAAAAGATAACGTTTCAATCGGCAACTGGGACTTTGATATGCTACTAAATTGGGATACCGATTTACTAAAAGATTGGGGGTTGGAATTAGATAGCGTTGTAGAGGAAGTAAATGACGAAATGCAAAGTATTAACAATAAGAATTCTGAATTAGATGCAAATGATTTTGACGATAAAATAGAAATGAAACTTTCTTTTACAATAGACGAGCATACTTTTGTACGCCAGCAATTGAAAAAAAT